TGGCTACGGTGGTCAGTTTGAAGGTTACGAGCTGCAGTGGAAGACGGCCAACACGCAGAACTGGCCGTACCTAGAAGTTAATCCGGACGTGACTGATGGCTCGGGTGCTGTACTGCCGCTGCCACAGCGGGCTGCACCGCCCCTGCCACAGACAGGCTTGATTCAAGCCAAGATGGGTGCGTCAGACGACATCAAGTCGACCACCGGCCAGTACGACACCAGTCTGGGAGCGACATCCAATGAGCGTTCGGGCAAGGCAATTATGGCGCGCGAGCGTCAGTCTGATACTGGCACTTATCATTACGTGGACAATCTGGCACGCGCTGTTAGGTACGTAACGCGCCAGTTGGTTGACCTGATACCGAAGATTTACGACACCCAGCGTGTGGCTCGCGTTATTGGTTTGGATGGCGAGACTGACATGGTCAAGTTGAACCCCATGCAGCCAGAACCTGTGCGTGAGATTCGTGACCAGAACAACCCCGACATCGTCATCGACAAGATTTACAACCCCAACGTTGGTAAGTACGACGTGGTGGTCACCACCGGCCCGTCCTACCTGACCAAGCGTCAGGAAGCACTAGACGCAATGGGCATGATCCTGCAATCCAACCCGCAGCTCTGGCAAGTGGCCGGCGACCTGTTCATCAAGAACATGGACTGGCCTGGCGCGCAGGAGATGGCGGCTCGGTTTGCCAAGATCATCGACCCCAAGATCATGCAAGACAGCGACGACTCGCCCGAGATGCAACAGGCCAAACAGCAGATGGAAGCGATGGGCCAAGAGCTGGATCAGCTGCATCAGATGCTGCAAAACGTCGGCAAGTCGGTCGAGGTGCAGGATATGGAGCGCAAGAACTTTGAGGCCGAGATCAAGGCGTACCAAGCCGAGACGCAGCGCCTCTCAGCTGTCTCTGGCGCCATGAACCCCGAGCAGGTACAAGAAGTGGTCATGCAAACGCTGCGCGACGTGATGACTGCCGGCGACTTGGTTATGGAAGGCAACGGCATGGAAATGCCAGGCCAAATGCCGATGGGTGAACAACCACCGATGGGCGGCCAGCCACCAATGGGTCAAGAAATGCAGCAAATGCCGCCAGAAATGGGTATGATGCCGCCAAGTGGGGCTGAAATGCCGCCTGAGATGATGAATATGCCGCCGCAGGAGCCGCAATTATGAAGTGCGCAGATTTCGTAGGAATGCTGTTTTTGGCGCGGGATGTCACCCATTCGGTGCATCTGAACACCCGCAGCTATGCAAAACACAAGGCGCTGCAAAAGTTTTACGACGGCGTCATTGATCTGGCCGACACGTTTGCTGAAGCCTATCAGGGTAAGTACGGTCTGATTGGCCCGATCTCGCTGCATTCGGCCAAAAAGACTACCAACGTGGTGGAGTTTTTGGAAGACCAGCTGGAAGAAATACATTCCGTGCGCTACAAGGTTGTCGATAAGGATTGCACGGCAATCCACAACATCATCGACGAGATTGAGTCGCTGTATATGTCAACGTTGTACAAACTGAAATATCTTGCTTGAGGTAAAACATGGCAAATTACACCTACATCACGGCTTCGGCCAACATTAAACCAATGGCTGGCAAGCTAAAGGGTATCTTTGTCAGTTCGGCTTCTAGTACACCGACCATCACGGTTTACGATTCGCCTGCAGCAACCACAACCACTACTATCTTGGGTACGTTTACGCCCGTTGGCGCAACGTCGTACCTGCTGCCGCTTGACGGCGCGTATGCCAAAAACGGCATTTATGTAGCAATTAGCGGAACAGTTGCTGCAACAGTAATTTACGAGTAATCTTGCTGTAAACCGAACTGACGCGGTACGTCAGGGATTCATTAGGAATCGACAATGTCTGAAGAAACAAGCAATCAGTTAGCGGATTCACCCGCGCCAGAGCAGGCATCGACGGCAGAACCTGTAGCTGTAGAAACATCCGCGCCGGAGAATGAACAGTCTAACGAGCAGCAGTCTAAGACCTTCACACAAGAAGAGCTTGACGCTATCGTAGGCAAAAGGCTTGCAAGAGAGCAACGTAAGTGGGAACGCGAGCAGACTCGTAGGGCACAACCAGCACCTACAGCTGCAGAGTTACCGCCAGTCGAAAATTTTGATTCTGTCGATGCCTACGCTGATGCACTAGCGGAACGCAAAGCAGAAGAATTGTTGGCTCGTCGGGAACTTGAGCGGCAACAGATGGATTTTCTTGATGCGTATCACGATCGGGAAGAGGACGCGCGGACTAAGTATGACGACTTTGAACAAGTCGCCTACAACCCCAAGCTGCCTATTTCGAACGCGATGGCTGAGACAATCCAAGCATCGGATATTGGCCCTGATATTGCGTATTACTTGGGCTCAAATCCGAAAGAAGCCGCCCGCATTGCCGCACTGAAGTCGCCCATATTACAGGCCAAAGAAATTGGCAAGATTGAAGCCAAAATGGCTTCTGAGCCAATTTTAAGAAAAACGACAAGCGCACCACCACCCATCGCGCCTATATCAGGCAGAGGCTCTGGAGCGCCGTCTTATGACACGACTGACCCACGTTCTATCAAGAACATGACTACGTCAGAGTGGATTGAGGCGGATCGCCAGCGTCAGATGAAGAAGTGGGAAGCCCAACGTAACCGCTAACTTTTTAGGAACTAAATATCATGGCAAACTCGATTCTTACCATCGACATGATTACCCGTAAGGCTCTCGAAATCCTCGAGAACAACCTGGTAATCACTCGTAACGTTAACCGTCAGTACGACGACTCTTTCGCCGTTGAAGGCGCAAAAATTGGCTCGACTCTGCGTATTCGTTTACCAGACCGCGCTCTGGTGACCGACGGCGCCGCCCTGCAAGTTCAGGACGACAACGAACAGTTCACCACACTGACCGTGGCTTCGCAGAAGCACATCGGCGTGAACTTCACCTCTGCCGAACTCACCATGCAGTTGGATGACTTTGCAGAGCGTGTTCTGAAGCCTCGTATTTCGCAGCTGGCTTCCAGCATCGATGCAGATGTGGCTAACGCATACAAAGCAATCAGTAACTCGGTCGGTACGCCCGGCACCGTGCCTTCGACTTCGCTCGTTTTGCTGCAAGCCCAGCAGAAGCTGAACGAAAACGCAGCAGTAATGTCACCACGTTACGCAACCGTCAACCCAGCCGCTAACGCTGGTCTGGTTGAAGGCATGAAGGGTCTGTTCAATCCAACCGACACTATCAGCCGTCAGTTCAAGAACGGCATGATGGGCACTGGTGTTTTGGGCTACGACGAAGTCAACATGTCTCAGTCAATCAAACAGCACACTACTGGCTCGCGTTCTACCAGCGACACCATTCTGGTCAACGGCACTGTTTCGACCCAAGGTCAATCAACCATCAGCATCGATGGCGGCACTGGTTCGGCAACCGTTACTGTTGGCGACGTGTTTACTATTGCTAACGTGTTTGCTGTTAACCCACAGACCCGGGAATCGACTGGTTCGCTTCAGCAGTTCACCGTGACTGCAGCAAGCACTGCTGCTGGCGGCGCTTGGACAAACATAGCTATTTCTCCAGCTATGTACACATCTGATAACGCTCTGGCGACTATCAATGCGTTCCCACAAGACGGCGCAGCGGTAACTTTTATTGGTGCAGCTTCTACTGCCTACCCGCAGAACCTTGTCTACCACAAAGATGCGATCACGTTTGCGACCGCCGACTTGCTGATGCCACAAGGCGTTGACATGGCTTCCCGCCAAGTCCACAACGGCATTTCGATGCGTATTGTTCGTCAGTACGACATCAACAATGACCGTCTGCCTTGCCGTATCGACGTTCTGTATGGCTTTAGCACAATTCGTCCGCAAATGGCTTGCCGCATCTGGGGCTAAGCACTGGTGGGGGCTTCGGCCCCCATTACCGACTCTATTTGAAAGGAAATTATCATGGCAATCCCTAATGGCGCTGGTGGATACCAGCTCGGCGATGGCAATCTAACTGAAGTCAATATGTCAGTTCAATCCGCTCCAGTCACCAAAGCGGCTGCGGCTACTTTGACTGCGGCTGAGTTGACAAACGGCATTGTTATCTATAGCGGCGCAACTGCTACGCTAACTTTGCCTACTGTGGCTGATACTGAAGCGCTGGTTTCCAGTGCCAAAAATAACAGCTCTTTTGACGTTAACTTTATCAATACTGGTGCAGGCACACTTACTATTGCAGTAGGCACTGGCTGGACTTTGGTGGGTACAGTTACTTCTGCGACACTGACATCCGCTGCGTGGCGTGCTCGCAAGACCAGCGACACAACTTGGACTTTGTATCGTATTGCGTAATAATCCGGGGGCTTCGGCCCCCGTTTTTTAAAGGATAAATCATGCCTAATACTAAACCGATTGGCGTTGCGTATGAAGACCAGCAACTTAATGGCGCCGTTATGGGGGCTGTAGGTGGAACCGCCGGTTTTTATGGAGTTACGCCAATTACCCAAGCAGCAGCAATTACCGCAGTTACTAACACCGCTACGGGTACTGAGCTTGCTACTGCAATCAACGCTATCCGTGTTGCACTTAAAAATATCGGCATTACTGCCTAATTAAATAGGGGCTTCGGCCCCTATCTAAACTATGACAATTTATCTTAGGCACGACGTTCACGGCACCAAAGTCGCCAACATGGATTTGGAAGCCGAATTTGATGAACAAAACGGATGGGAGCGGTATAATCCTGGCACGCCTTCGACTCCCGAAGCAGCGGCGCCAGTCAACGAACTGGAACCCAAACGTCGTCGTAGCCGCCCGCCTGCAGAGGTTGTGGCAGTAAAATAAGGAGCCTGCATGGCAACCGCTTTCGACCAGATCAAGGCAGCACTCCGGCTGATTGGCCAGCTGGCCGAAGGTGAGGAACCTTCTCCGCAGGCTGCTCAAGATGCCTTGAACGCCATGAATCAAATGATTGATTCGTGGAATACTGAGCGTCTGGCCGTCTTTTGTACGGAAGATCAGATTTTTAACTGGCCACCTGACGAAATTACTCGCACGCTCGGGCCCACCGGCAACTTTGTCGGCAATCGTCCTATTCTGATTGACGACTCAACGTATTTCCGCGATCCGCAGACCAATGTGTCTTACGGCATCAAGCTGATTAACCAGCAGCAGTACAACGGCATTGCAGTCAAGACTGTGACCAGCACCTACCCGCAGGTCATGTTTGTCAACAATACGTTCCCCGACATCACCATGACCATCTATCCAAAGCCCACAAGGCTTTTGGAGTGGCATTTTGTGTCGGTGCAACAGCTGACTAAGCCGGC